TGATGGGTTCAATGTGGCCGTGATGTTCTGCACATACCCGATTGATTCTTCTTCTTCCATTGGGATGGTATCCCAAATTGTAGAATCTGTTGTGCGGGTGGCGGGGTTGTTGTTGTACATCGTGATTTGATTGAACTGCACGATTGATTGCAAGTTCTCAACTTGATGAACCAATGTCGACACGCTATTTTGGTTGTAGTCCTCATCTTGGTTGGTGTCCAAATAATCTTGGCCGTTGAACTTGTAGGAATTCATGATACCTTTTGCAACCGAATAATCCCGCAAATATGTTCTTCCAGCGGGTACTTCAACGGGGTTGGTAAAATCGGGCCGTTGCCCCGTGGTGGTAAACCTCATGATTTCAACATCGGGGTATGTTACCAATTCCAGGTTGGCAATCTCCGTCAACATATCGTATTGGATGGATTGGATTTTGTAGTAATTCGATGAAATGGCGATGGTGTCGTTCAATTCAAGATTCAACCACTCGCCCACGGGTAACACCGCAGTCATTTTAACCACCCTTGATTGCGTTGAATACATACGGGTGAGGTATTCTGTCCAATACAAATCATACATCGTTTTTGTGGGTGCATCGCCACGCAAAGAAAGTTCCAATCCGAACGCATTTGAATAACTATTTGATATTGTTGGATAGTCCGAATAAGGTGTCATCAACGGCATCACGATTTGAATGTTGTTGTTGAAATACCACACATCGGAAACCGATTGTTTACCTCCATAGTAAAACAAGGTGTAATCTTGTTGCACGGGTTTGAAGTCGGTATCCAAAAACACGGGGATGTTCAATTCCGTTTTACGAACTATTTGCCCATTCAAATTGACTTGGTTCATCGCCTGGGGTGCAATCACATGGAATGGTGTTTCAATGTTAAATTCCTCCGTTGGGTAATCAATTAACGGCATGAACTTAATTGATCCGTATTCCCGTTTGTTAATTTGTTTGTAGTACGCATTGGCCAAGCATGTTGATTCTTGGTGGCTCATACTCACATGGCGTGGTATTGGTAATTTGTCGTGCTGAATGTCCTTAATATCCACATACGATGTCCAATTCTTTGTTGTTCCCAACGCCAACCAATCCGCCAAATTGTGGATTTCAATTGTCTTTTCACCCGTTGGAACTAATATGCAGTTGAAACCTTGCAACACCCCATTGATGAAATCTTTGATGGGTTTTTGTGGCATGGCATCTTCCATGCGGATGCTCGTTCCGTTAATACCTTGTGGGGCTTTGTAACACTTAAAAGTGATGGCAATTGTTGACCAACCACCCGTTGCACGATAACGCACCGAAACCACATCCCCCGAATTTAATCTTTGGTTGAAACTTGCCCCCACCGCTGCCGATGTTGTTGTAAATATCAATTGACTTGGTGCAAATTCTTTACGCCCGTTTAGGAAAAAGGCGATTTCCAAACTTTGCAACGCAACACCTGGGGCAATAATACTCAACACATCCAATGAAAACTGATAATAACCCCCTCGGTTACAAGTGTAATCCCCCGTTGTATTGTTGTAGTTCCCCGATGGGTTTGAAACGATGGTTGGGAATATCAATTGGGCGTATGTCAATACTCCCGATGTTGCCGTAAATGTTTGTGGTGAATTGGAAGCATGGCAAGTTCCTGGCAATGTGTATTCGGGATCGTACAATGGCCCCGCCGTTTGCATTGGCAACACATACAAATCATCCATTTCGGGCCTTGTAAGGAATGAACCCGTCAATGTGTATCCAATATCATTGCTATTGAATGCAGTAACCAACATTTCACGAAGGCGAATCGCGGGGCGTAAATCATCCACCTCAACACCCCTTGGTTTTAAGATGTTTCCGTTTACTCCCGTCAATGTGGAATATCTCCATTGTTGGTTGTAATCTGCAATCGGCCATAAAATATCACCACCCAATAAATTTTGATCCCATGAACTCAATATGTTTGTGTAATTGGCCGTGTGTTCGTATTCACTCCAATCAACTTCGTTCATCAATGTTTCGCCCCACGCATCCAACAATTTTTTGGTCGTGCCGTAAAAAATGATGTTGTACAATTGTGGCAACCCATCCTTGAATTTACAACCAATCAATTCAACACGACCTTCAAATACGGGTAATCCGTTGATGAATATGGTTGCGTTTTTACCAATGTTGGGATTCCAACCCACGATGACCATGTTTTCATCAAACCAATTGGCAAAGATTTGGTTGTTAGTGTCCGATGCGGGTATTTGGAAATCTTGGGTGTAATCTGTCCAAATGGTGGCAAGGTTCATCAAGTCCTTTAATTGCCTTGTAAGGGGTACGGATTCATCTTGGAATAAATCCACGGGTACTTGGTAACTGAATGTACCGCCCAACGCTTCCAACTTTTCAATGCAACATTCTTGGCCTTCAATAAATCCCGATGCCGTGCGTTGGTTGTACGCCAACATTATTGGCCCGATGGTATCGGTGTTACTATCTTGGATGGATAATGAAAATCTAATTGCCATTATCGTACTATCTTATTAATTTTTGGTTGGTTGTATTCCATTTGAATGGTGTACAAAATCAACTTTTCGTTTATGCGGGTTTTCTTTTCAAATGTGGTATCAATAATCCTTGCCGACAAAACTTGTGGGCCGTTCACCAATACATTCACCGAATAAAAAATTTGCTCAACCACATCAACATCGTTTTGCGTGATCCAATCCGTGTTTACTGTCATCACCTGGGTACTATTAACCAAATAAGGTGTGGTAATTGGAACGCCGTATGTCCATGATTGTGCAAGGTCGGTTTGTTTGTAAATCGGTTGTGAATACTTTTCACCGCTGATTTGGTTCGTGGTTCTGTGAACTCCGTTAAACAAGAACGAATCATACACCCCATATTTGTTTAGGAATAACACATCTTGTTGCCCGTATTTATTTTCACACACAAAATTCAATGGAATCACAATATCATCCCCCGCCTTTACAAAAGTTATGTTGGTTGATGCCGATACTCCACCCGCTGCCAACAATTGTACAATCTCAATACCTTGGATGGTGTTTGCACTTAACCCACTCACCGCGTTTGGCGTGATGGTTGCCGTTCCACAAGTGATGGAAGTAACCACAGTTGCATCGTACCACAAATATGCCGTGGTTGTTTCTGCGGTGATGGTAACTTGTGTTTTGTCCGTGTAAACCACTTTTGAAAATCCATCGTTAAACCCTTCCGATGTGTAAGTGTAACCCAATGTAGCCAAAACAACATTGGATGTCGCATACGCCGTGTATGTGGTTGTGGTGCCTACTAAATACACCCCACGCACTTTGACGGCAACACGCATTGCCCCATTCCCGATATTTGGTTTGTATGTGCCGTTAATTAAATAATCCTCGGTCAACATTTGTTCCACCAATTTGTGAATGTCAATCCATCCACGCCCACTTCCATATTGGTCGGGTTTGCGGTTAATTGTCCAATTCGGTGAACCTGGGATTGTGGTTGTGCCACTCCACACATATACATCGCATTGATAATAGAATGAATCTGCGGTGTATAACGCATCGTAAAATTGGTAAATCAATGGGGATTTTGCCCCGCATATTGCACTGGGTTGTTCGTTGAATGTCATCGTTTGAATCTTGCTTTTATGTCTTGGGCCATCGCCTTGGTTAATGCCTTATTGAATGATGGTAATATCTCCTTTCGTGCCATTGTTACAAATGGGAATGGTTCAATACCAAAGTGTTTAATCTTTCGGTTCATCATGAATCGCATTGCGTTTTCATCGGCCTTGCCTTTGAATCGCCCCGTTCCCATATCCCGTGGTTGAATGCGTTTCATCTTTGTCCAATTCCGCATTGATGCCAACGGAATGCCCTTGCCTGGCTTTCTTCCGTTCTGTACATAATCGGCGGTTTTGTTCATGGTAATTCCCATGTCCAACCCTTTGGGTGCGGGTTGAATAGAATTCACCAATTGCCCAGATGCCACATAATTACCACGGAATGTTTTTTTGGATACCGAAATGGGTGTCCACCCTTCACCAACCTTTTTCCACTTGGCACGGATTGATGTTCGTGGGCGTTTTACCTCCAATAAGGTACGACACGCAATCGCCCATTTGTTGGAATACTCCGCAACAACTTGTTCGCTATTTTTATACGCAATCGCCATCCGTTACCCAAGGGTTTATTAATTCGATTCCAACTGTGATTTGGTAACCCGCCAATACTGAATCCAATGTTTCCACAAATGGTTGAAAAGTAATGGGGCGGATGTATTGGATTTGGTTAAAATAATCTTGTTCGGTACGCCATAAACCCTTTGAAAATCTCACATACAAATCTTGTAGGATGTTCGCGTAGTTTTGATTCTCGGTGTATCCGTATTGGCTGTATTCGGTGATTAAATTTTCTTGTTCGTTTTCCGTTTTCAAAAAGTTAACCCTATCCGCTACCATGATATTCATTTGGATGGTTGCCACTTGGTCGGTTAATGCCACCGATTGAATTGAACAGTGCATCAACGGGAATACCAAAAACGCCTTGAAATCAAATTCGGTTAATGTGCCGTGTGAATAGTTCCACCCCTCCAAATCGGCAATGTCTTTCATCACCTCAAATGCGGTGCCTATATGATTATTGTTCATCGTTGTTTAATTGCTTTTTGTTCCATCTTCGCAATGTCGCTTTCGTAAGCGATCCACATACAAGCGGAGTGAATGGGTTTTGTATATACTTCTTCAAGGTTGAGGAAACTTCGGTTAGCAAGTCGGTAGACCATTCCAAACCATCCCCATTTTTCGGTAAGTCGTACTTCATCGACACTTCCCCCCTCCTCACCATCGCCAAATACTTCTGGGTAGAATTCAACAAGTCGATTCCTAAACTCCAAAAAAAAAGCAACGCACCAAACGCCGTGTTGCAATCCATGTCCTTGAAATCGTTGTTCAACTCCGCATTGTACGGGGCAATTTCATACCTTCCGTTCTGGCCTTCCTTGGTGACGGGGCGGTACAAAACCGATAGCACCTTCCAAATATCATTGGGGGTTTTTTGGTATGTTTCAATGTCGATAAATTCACCCGTTGACAATTCATCCATGTTTGGGATGAATCCGTATTTGATGCCGTTCATTTTGAACCTTGGTGTGAATACGGGTTTTGATTCCAACATCTTGGAAATCTTAATCACACAATCTTTGAGGATGTCAAACGGAATGGCCTTCACTTCACTCATGGTCAATTCACAAAAGATGGCAACCGATTCCAATTGCCTTTGTGTTTCATCCATATCGGCTTTTAATTCATTGTACGCCAACATTTGATGCAACTTGACATCCTTCAACTCCGTGGGTACAATGATGGTTTTTGTTTCAATCATATACCCATAAAACGCCAAAAATGGCGATTGTTTATACTAACCTTTCATGTAGGATGGTATGTACCTGGGCGTGATACCTTTGCATCTCCTTATCGGTTACCAAAATATCTGTAAATTCCCGAACTGATGAAATTATGGTGGAATGGTCAAGGTGTGAAATGTTACCAATCTCCATGAATGTCATGTTCAATCTTTTTCGGCAAATGTGGTTGAACATGTGTCGGGCATACATTGGTTTGCGTTTCCTTGACTTGGTGATAATTTGGTCGGGTGTCATGTCCATTACCTCACAAATAACCCGTAACACTTCACCCCATGTGGTGGGGTTATCGTTGATGTCCGTTTTGGGCTTGACGATTTCTTGTTTGAGCAACCGCACTTCGCGGTCATGGGCCATCTTGTTTTCAACTACTAACAATCGCAGTCGTTTAATTTCTTGTTTAAGGTTGTGTATTTCTTGGTAATGGCTTGTCATATCAAACACAAATATACACAATCAACACGAAATAAACAATTACCGAATATCGTAGTTCCCGTAATTCGATTTGATTCCAAGTGCCATCATTTCGTGGTAACGCCATGAATCAATCCCGTGATCCGTTCCGATAGGGGTGTTATTTGTTCGCCCCTGGCTATCCGTATCCCAACAATAATTCCGTAGTTCCTTGATTAGGTTTGTGGATGTGGATGTAATCAAATAGGATTGGGATTGCATGATTTGGATTCCGTAGTTGATTGAATCTTTGCCCTTGGTTACGCCCTTGATTCTTATTCCATACCTCCGTATCTCATCAATTGACTTTGGTTCAGCGGAATCCGCATAAACGGGTACATGGTTGGGTAATGCCCTTGCAATGTCCGAATTAAGCATTCCCGTGCGGTATGCGACCTCATCAACAATTCGTTGACCATTGTACTCATAAACGGCAACAATCGCCGTAGGATCGTTTGTATAACCGAAATCCACACCACAACCAATCAATCTTGCATCCTCTGGTATTTTGTCGATGGTTTGCCAATTGCTGAATATAACCCCTTGTAAGTTTCCGATCTCACCAAGCCCATATACCCGCCACCAATTAGCCCAATAGTTTGATGTTTCTGCCCTATCCCGTGCCTTTTCAATTTCGTTAACGATTGATTTGTCCAACGCTTCATTGTCTTTGTAGGTTAGTACAATCATTTCCGCATCCGCATCGTTTACCAATTCACTATCCACCCAAAATTCCGCCACGGGGTTGTAATCCAAATAAATGAATTTACGGGTACGGATTGCCATTTGGTAGTATGATTCCCAATCAATGTTGTTGCACTCGTTTACGAATAACACATCACGCCTTGCACCCCTCAATTTTTGTGGTTGGTCTGCGGAAAAGAATTCAATGTAACTATCGTTGCTGAATGAATAAGTCCATGAAGATTTGTTCCATTTCAACGGATCAAACATCCCGACCATTTCCATGATTTTAAGGAAGTCACGAATAGCACCCCTCCGTAGGTGGGGGATGGTTTCGGATACGATGCTGATTTCTACCTTTGGGTTTTTAACCGCGTAATCAATTAGCAAGGGGATAATTGAAAAGGTTTTTGAACTACTTGTTCCACCCCTTACAATTCTAACCCGTTTGCGTAACCGACTAATCTTGACCTGGGCCGTTGTTTTCTGCAACATTACAATAATGAAATTTGGGGTGTTTCTTTGGCGTAATTATCAATCAAAGCAAAATTGACATTTGGTGTCCTTGCCCAATCATCGTTTGTATCAATCGGCATTTGTTCGGGTACCTCGTATTTGGATTTGAATATAGTTACATTTTTCAGTTCGTGTTGGTCAATCAAACAATCCAACCTCCCACCCCGTGATGCGGTCAATGTTAAATTGTTAGGTATTTCACCCAACCTTTTAATCCAATAGTTCAATGATTTTG